GATACAGCTGGAGAGGACACAGATTTCTCAGGGACTGAAGCGTCTTAGAGATCAGACACTTAAGTTAGAACAACAGAACTACTCATCTGCTAGTATATATGGTATAGCCTCGATAGAAACTTTGTTACCACTTGTAGTTGACAAGATACTCAAGACGAATACAAAGATACATCAAGGTAAGTATGGTGCAGCATTTAGAGATATACACATATACTTGACTACAATCGAGCCGCTTGCGGCAGCTGGTATTGCATGTAAGATTACATTTGATAAGGTGTTTGGTTACAAGGAAGGTTGTAACATTGCAACAAATGTATGCGAAGCTATTGGTAGAGCTATCGAAGATGAATGTAACATGCGTCACTATGAAGAGAACGCACCAGCATTGCTCAAGACACTAAAAGATAACTATTGGCACAGAGCTATAGGTACACAACAGAAACTCACTGTTATCAAGACGTTGATGAACAGATATGGCGTAGCACCATGGACGCCGTGGAGTAGAAGTATACGTATCAAGCTAGGAGCATGGTTACTTGACTGTATCATGCAAGCAAGTGGTTGGTTTTACAAGCAGCGTATGCGTACAGGTCGTAAGACTACAGTATTCATAGCACCTACTGCTGAGTTCATGGACATTAAAGATCAAGTCATGGCAAATGCAGAGATATTTAGTCCATTAGCGTGGCCTATGTTGATACCTCCAAAAGACTGGTCTAACGAGTCAGCAGGCGGCTATATGCTCAATGAATTGATGCAAGGTCACGATTTAGTCAGAAGAGGCGATCCCTCCCGTATACAGGGGGAAATACCTATAGCTTTTCTCAATAAAATACAACAGGTAAAATATCGGTTAAACCCGTTCATAGTCAATACTGCTATGCTGTTAGAGGAAAGAGGTATTAGTGTAGGAAAGTTTCTCCCGATCATAAATTACGAGCTGCCACCAAAGCCATACGACATAGCAGATAACAAAGAATCCCGTAAGAGGTATCGTAGGGAAGCGGCAGAAGTAATGAATAAGCGAGCAGCAGAGTTCAAGAGATCCTGCCGCACCCGCATGACCATGGAAGCGGTACGTCGTTACAAGGATATTAACTTTTATATACCTTGGTCTTTCGACTACCGAGGTCGTGCATACCCTATCCCTGCTTTTCTTACACCACAAGATACAGACTTTGGAAAAAGTTTACTACAATTTGCAGATGAAGCAGAAGATATATCAGAAAAGTGGCTCGCTTTCCAAGTAGCTACCAGTTATGGTCTTGATAAAGCTACTATGGAGGAGAGACTTGAGTGGACTAGATCGAATGTCTCACTTGTCTCAGCTGTTGCGACTAACCCTATTGCATTTATAGGCATGTGGGAAGTAGCAGAAGAGCCTTGGCAGTTCCTTGCTGCCTGTGATGAGTACTATCATTGTTGTCTTCAACTAGATAGAAAGACTACATCACTACCCGTGGCAACCGACGCTACATGCTCAGGCTTGCAGATACTTGCTGGTCTGGCTCGGGATAAGTCCACAGCTACACTTGTCAATGTCGTCCCCTCTAGTAAACCTCAAGATGCGTACGCAAAGGTTGCAGAGACAGCACTAAGCTTAGGGATTCCAACAAGCGTACATCCCGTATGGGACAGGAAGTGTGTCAAACGTACTGTTATGACTATCCCATACAATGCTAAACCTTTCTCGAACAGATCGTATATCAAGGATGCGTTAAGGGAGAAAGGTGTAGAGGTCGACAAAGACCAACTCACACTCATTGTTGCTTCGGTTCGGAAAGCCATGAACTTGATCGTGCCCGGTCCGATGTCAGTAATGAAGTGGATAGAGACAGAAGTTTCGCAGTCAATCAAGCGTGGAGCAGATCACGTTGAATGGACAACACCTTCGGGTTTTGTAGTGAAGCAACATATTATGAAGAAGAAGGTAGAACGGTTAGACCTACAGCTACTTGGTAGATGCCAGTTATCCGTTGCAACAGAGGACAGCGACCGTGTTGATCTTTCGAGACACAAAGCGGCGACTGCACCCAACCTTATTCATAGTCTCGACGCATCTCTCTTACACCTCGCTGTGCGTAGTTTTAATGAACCAATCGCACTAATTCATGACAGTGTGTTAAGCAGATGTTGCGATATGGATAAATTATCTGCTATAATAAGGGAGACGTACATGATTCTCTTTGCAGAACATGATTACCTCCGTGACTTTGCTTTTCAAATAGGAGCAGAGACAGAACCACCGATCATTGGCGATCTACAGCCAGAGTCGGTTATTGAATCAACTTACTTTTTTTGTTAAAATGCCCAAGAACGTACACGTTACTGAAGAAATTAAATTAGAAGGCTTCCAAGCCATACTAGAACCGGGTAAGTTCGGTTACTCTTTATCAGCTGTTGTTGATGAAGGTGTAATAGACAAGCTCGAGACAGAGAGAACAGCACTGCTAGGATGGGCAGAGTCAAAGCTAAAGAATCCAAAGAGAGCCACCTTAAAACCTACACCATGGGAGGAGGTAGCAGATGGAAAATATAAAATTAAGTTCTCATGGGGAGAAGACAAAAGGCCCGGTGTCGTTGACACAGAGGGCACACCCATCACTGATACAAAGACACCACTATATGGTGGATCAACAGTTAAACTTGGTTTCTTTCAGAAGCCATACATCCTCAGAGATGGCGTTACCTACGGAAGTAGCCTTAAGCTGCTTGGCGTACAAGTTGTTGCTGTAGGCGAGGGTGCTGCTGTAGACACAGATAGCATGAACGAAGAGCAAGTCGCTGATATGTTCGGTAAGACTGAAGGCTTCGTTGCCACAGCTACAGCTAGAAACCCAGAGACAACCACAGTAGATGAGCAAGAAGAAGAAGACTTTTAGGTCTAAGCTCGAAGAGAGTGTCGCAGATATTCTGGATAAGGTAGGTGCTCAGTATGAGTATGAGACTCACAAAGTTGCTTATACCATACAGCACCACTACAATCCTGATTTTGTCCTAGTCAATGGTGTAATGCTAGAGACTAAGGGCTACTGGGACTCAGAAGATAGACGTAAGATCAAGGCGGTCATGCGAGACAATCCCGATCTTGATTTACGTATGGTATTTCAAGCTCCTTTCAATAAGATCAGCAAGAAATCCAAAACAACTTATGCCCAATGGTGTGAGAAGCATGGCATCAAATGGGCAAGTGCACACGCAATCCCCATAGATTGGTTAATATGAACGAAGAAAGCGAATTTGTGGCACACGAACCATGTAACAACTGTGGTTCATCAGATGCTAACTCAGTTTACTCTGATGGTCACAAGTTTTGCTTTTCGTGCCACACGTACACCCCTGCGGAAGGGGACACACCTACACATAAAATGAACAATGAACGAGTACAATTCCTCGGGTCAGCTGAACAGCTGCACAAACGAAAGATCTCTGAGAAAACCAATGAGTTTTACAGAATATACAGATATGGCAACACGCTTAGGTTCCCTTATTATGACGAGGGCGGGCGAGTTGTCGGTTTCAAAATCAGATCCAAGAAAAAAGACTTCCACTACGAAGGAGCTTCTACTCCGTGTCTTTTCGGACAACACTTATTTCCAACAAGTGGCAAACGAATTGTCATCACAGAAGGAGAACTAGATGCCGCCAGTTGTTACGAAGTTATGTCAGGTTGGCCGATGGTCAGCTTACCTCATGGTGCGGCAAGTGCCAAGAAAGACTTGCAAAAAGCAATCCCATTCTTACAGGGATACCAAGAGATCGTCCTCTTCTTCGACAACGATGAAGCAGGGCGTACGGCCACTGAACTTGCCTCGGGAATACTCCCCTCCGGCAGGGTTAAGGTTGCTAGACTTGACAGCTACAAAGATGCTTCAGACGCTCTCCAAGCTGGGGACGCTGATAGTATCAGAAAAGCCATCTGGGATGCAAAGCCATACCGCCCAGACGGAATCATAGATGGTAAGAATCTACTTAATGTAGTAACTGAACCAACTAAAGCATGTGACCACAAGTATCCATACGAAGGTATGAATGATATGTTACATGGTATCAGATATGGCGAACTTATAACGATCACTGCCGGTACAGGTAGTGGTAAGACTTCATTCGTAAGAGACCTAGCATGTCACCTATGTAAACTAGGAGAGACTATAGGTATACTTGAACTGGAGTCCAACACAAAACGTACAGCACTTGGCTTGATGTCATCTGCTGTAGGTAAAGCACTCCACATCGGAGAACACGACGAAACAGAACTTACGGAGGCATTTGATGCTACGCTTGCTAATTGGAACGTCTTTCTTTTTGATGGCTTTGGTAGCTTTGACCCAGATGTTATTTACAACAGGATCGAGTACCTTGCCAGTGGATTGGAATGTCGTATTATATTCTTAGACCACCTCAGTATATTGTTGTCAGGACTTGATGGCGATGAACGAAGAATGATAGATTCCACCATGACTAGGCTCAGAAGTCTTGTCGAACGTACAGGTATCACATTATTTTTAGTATCACATTTAAGGAGGTCAAACAGTGACAGTAATTCGCACGAGGAGGGAGGACGTGT